AGGACTACTCGTACCAATTCCAACATTAGTGCCATCAAATACAAAATTAGATTCACCATTTAATGTATCAGCAGTATCACTACCTGTAATAACTCTATTATCAGCATTGTTGTTGATAGTAGTTCCTGAAACTGATGAAAAAGATAAATTACCAGCACCATCAGTTGTAAGAACTTGACCGCTAGTACCATCTGAAACATTAATTTCTGATATGCCAACTGTATTTGCATCAATAGAAGCTGATAAAGCTACATTACCAGTTCCATCAAAAGAAACTGCTGAAGCTGTAATATCTCCTGAAATACTAAAATCTCTTGCTGTTGCTAAAGCTGTTGCTGTTCCTGCATTACCTGTAGCTGAAGCTGCAACTACATTTAAAGCATCAACAAATGATTTGGTTACTCTTGCATCAATAGCACTATTGGCTCTTGCATCTGTATAATAAAGGTTTGTAGTTCCTTCGCTGACTGTATCAGTATCACCTTGGGTATAAGATAAAACACCTGTTGTTGAGTTATAGGATAATTGTGTTGAATCTTCGCTTATAGAAGCTCTTGCTCTTGCATCAGTGTAATAAAGGTTAGTTCCTTCAGATAAATCAGATGTAGATTTAGAGCTTAAGTCTAAATTAGCTCCTGTTTGTAAATTAATTCTAGTATCTGCTCTTGCATTAGTGAAGTAAACATTAGTTGACCCTTCTCCAATATCATCAGTATCTAATACAACAGCACCAGTTAGTGTATTTACACTTGTTACTGGAGATGCGGATTGAGTAAAGCTAATAACACCAGTTGAACTGTTATAAGAAATATCACCAGTTGCAGATATAGCACTTCTTGACCTTGCATCTGTGTAATACAAATTTGACCCTTCTGCCAAATCATCAGTATCATGATTGGATAAGCTAGATACAGTTCCTGTAACTGCTCCTTCTAAATTAGCAACTAGAGTACCAAGTGAATTAAGAGTAATATTGCCTGTAGCACTACCATCGGCTGTTGTTAATCCTAGTGTAAATTTATCAACAGATTCATCCCACATAAAGATACTATTATCAGCAGTACCTCTATTGATCAGCATACCTGAGTCATTTACAGGTGATCCTGTTAATCCTGCATTAAGCTGGAATAAGTTATCTTCTATATCAAGATTTGTTGTATCAAGAGATGTAAGAGTTCCATTAACTGTTAAATTACCTGCTACTGTTAGATCAGATGCAATTTGCACATCATCAGGTAGTGATAGAGTTATGTTTGCAGACTCACTACCACTTCCTGACACTGTAATCTTATTAGCAGTTCCTGTTATTGTTGAAACATAATTGCCTGTAGTATCAGTTCCTAATGCAACTGAATCAGCAGCAACACTAGTAGCTTGTATTCCAAGAGCATCAACAAATGCTTTAGTAACTCTAGCATCAATAGCTGAATTTGCTCTTGTATCTGTATAGTATAAATTTGTGTTTTCAGTTAGATCAGCAGTTGTCTTATTACCAAATGCAGAATTAAATCTTGACTGTGTGTAATATAAATTAGTAGTTCCTTCGCTTAAATCATCTGTATCTTTAGATGTAAAAGCAGAATCAAATCTAGCTGTTGTGTAATATAAATTAGTGCCTTCTGCTAAATTAGTTGTAGACTTAGTTGCTAATCTAGTATCAAAATCTGTATTTGTTCTTGATGTTGTGTAATAAAGGTTAGTAGTTCCTTCTGATACATCATCAGTATCTTTAGTAGCTAACCTAGTATCAAATGCAGAATTTACTCTTGCATCTGTATAGTAAAGATTAGAACCTTCAGTTAAGTCACCTGTATCTTTAGTAGCTAATCTAGTATCAAAATCTGAATTAACTCTAGCTGTTGTGTAATATAAATTGCTACCTTCAGTTAAATCACCTGTATCTTTAGTAGCTAATCTTGAATCGAAATCTGTATTTGCTCTTGCAGTTGTATAGTAAAGATTAGTATTTTCAACAACTATAGAAGTATCTAGTGTTGATGTAACTGATTGATTAGAACCATTACCTATAAATATTTTTCCATTATCTAAATTAGGAGTAGCGTTGCTTCTTCCAGCACCACCTACTTTAATAGAACCAGCAGCAGCATGACTTCTAATTACTTTACCTATGTTTTGTATTTGACTGGATTCACCTGTTGGAGCTGTAGTTGTATAAGCACCTGCTGTTGTAGATACATAAAGTATTTGCCCTTCTGATACGCCTGAAGTATCTAATTCTTCAATAGTACCAAAAGTAACCACTTGTAATGCAGCGTTATCATTAGCATCAGATAAAGCTAATCCAAATGCAGGCATTTTAGAAGCATCATCAGCTTTAGCTTGAGCAACTGTTGGCACATCACCTGATACGCCTGATATATAAACTACATCACCTTTGCTTAAAGCACCATCTGCTTTAGCATTGAATCTTATACCACCTTCTAAATCACCTATAAATTCTTCTGTAGCTGTAATGATATTAAAAGTAACATCATCAGTAGCAGCTACAGCTTGTCCTATAGCAATACTAGGAGTAGAACCTTCACCAGTTCCACCTGTTACTGTTACACCAGTTCCACCTGACATAGATTCAACATAATCACCAGTTGTATCAGTTCCTAAAGTAATAGAGTTAATTTGCACAACTGTATCTATATCTATGTTGGCACTACCATCAAAAGATACTGATCCAACTACATCACCTGATAAAGATATAGTTCTTGCTGTGCTTAGAGTATCAGCAGAATCAGCATTACCTGTTAAGTCTCCAGTAACATTACCTGTAACATTACCTGTTAAGTTACCAGTAACATCTCCTGTTAAATTGCCAGTAAATGTATTAGATGTAGTAATACTAACACCTGTAGTAATCCAAGCATTATCAGCAGCGTTTCTTATCTTTAATACACTGCTAGATGTATCTACCCATAATTGATGAGCAAATGTAGTTGATGGTTCTGTTGAGCCACTATTAACAGTTGCAATAGCTAAAAGAGCATTGTTTAAATCTGCTCTAAAGTCTGCACCTGATTGGTTTGCTATGTTGTAATCGTGTTGTGCCATAATAAAATCCTATTTTATATATCTTAAATCATTCAGGGATACTTGGAAATATCACATCAGCAATATTATTAGCTGACTGATATAAAGATGGTAAGTCTCTTAATTCCTGCCTATATGTTGCCCATTCTTGTTTCTTAGAATCAGATAAAGGACTATCACTCATTTGTGTCCAATCTGATTCATTTAGTAATTTGTTTCTTTTGTTTCTTATTGATGGAAAAAAATCAGCAATATATTCTGTAACATTACCATCTACTATTTTTTGCGTTGCTCTATCATAGTGTCCTTCAATAATACTTTCACCATCTTCAAGTAATATATCTGCTAAATCTGTAAGATGGCTGCTACTACCCTGTGAGTGTATTAATCCTGTTTCAGTTTTATATATACTATATTTCATTCTTTAAACCTTTATTGTGTATTATCCACATCTATATACATTGCTTGATATGTGCTATTAAATATAGAGCCACTGTTATTCCAGTTAACTCTCCAATATACAGTTTCTTGAGAAGAACTCATACCGCTTAAAACTCCTTGCCACACATAAACATAACTTCTAAACACTCCTGCATCAGCGTTCATTGGAGAGCCTAAACTTGTCCAAGTGCTATTATTAAAGCTATATTCTATAGTTCCATTTCTTACATCACCCAATACAGCACTGTATATAACCTGATAACCTGCACCATTTCTTACATTATTTAAAGTAGTGTTCATGTAAACAGCTTCAACACTATTAGTTGTAGATCCTGGATATGTACCATTCCATTGACTGTTTTCTGCTGTTACCCTCAATGGAACAGTTCCGCCAGTCTGATTAATAATATCAGCAGATGCATTTGCAAAATGTTTTACATTTAATGTATCAACATCAATTTTAGTTCCTGATAAATTTTCAATTCTTGCATTATCAATAAGTACAGAACCACCACTTACAACAAAAGGACTTACACTTGAGCCAGCATCATTATCTATTTTAAAAGTATCAGCTAAGAAAGCTATTGTGCTGGTTGCACCTGTTCCAGCATCAGCATTACTATTAAGAACCATTTGTGCAACTTTGCCATTTGCATTTAGTTGTAATACATAAGATGCAGAAGCATTATCATTAATATCAGTTATTGCTGTGGCATTGGTTGTAATAGATGATGTGTTACCGCCAACTGTAGATGTAAGAGCTGTTATATCTGAAGCTAAAGCACTATCACCATTTGCTCTTGCTGTTTGCTCTGTAGTAATAGCAGCAGCATTAGTATTTACTGAAGCAGTTAATGTTGTAATGTCAGAAGCTAAAGCAGTATCAGCATTTGCTCTAGTAGTCGCTTCGCTTGATATGCCAGCAGTATTAGAGTTAACAGTAGCAGTTAATGCTGTTATATCTGAAGCTAAAGCAGAGTCTCCGTTTGCTCTTGCTGTTTGCTCAGTGGTTATAGCAGCAGCATTATTATTAACACTAGCTGTTAAATTAGTTATAGCTGTAGCATTAGCTGAAGTATCAGTTGTAAGTGTGACTATATCACCTTGAGCTGTAGCTATATTTGTTGTGTTAGTAGATACAGTAGAACTTAATGAATTATATAAAGTTACTAATGAAGCATCTCTAGCTTTTTCCCAGCCACTATTAGTCGCGTTTCTAACATAGATTTGATTATCATCATTTGTATCTGCCCACAAATCCTGAGATTGTAATGTAGAACCATCAGCTCTTGTTGTTGGAGCTGAAGTAGATCTTATTAATTGAGTTGAATTAGTACCACCAGCATTGATTGCAGATTGAACATCAGCACCTATCTTATCTAATGTTACTGCATCATCTTGAATATCAGTTGTTCCTGTAGGAGCATCACCAATAGTAAAAGTTAAAGTGGCTGGAGAAGACTCTGATCCTAATGTATTTAATGAGCTAACACTTGCAACATAGTTAGCATCAACTGGTAAAAAGTTTAAATCACAATTCTCTACATCAACAATAGTGTTTTTAACTTGATTGCTAGAACTATCAACAACATTAACTCTATATTGATAATCAGGAAAATCTGTTGGCTCATTCCAAGATAAGAATGGTCTACCTGTAGAACTAGAATCAGTATCAGTAAATGATAATCCTGTTGGAGCTTTTACTGCATAAGCAGAAGGTAGGTTAGCTAATTCTTCTACTGGTTCTTGAGGTGGTACTTCCCATGTATAAACATCAAAGTATTCTATTAAGCTAACTGCAACTAATCCATTTGGTTGTAATTCTAATGCTTCAACTCTACAAACCTTACCTGAGAAACCTAAACCTGCATAAGTAAGATCAACTATATCACCTACATTAAGTTTATACATCTCAGGAGTTCCTAAGAACTGCATAGTTGTTTGATTTCTGCTTCTAGTTAAGATTGCCTTACCCATGTTATAAGCTATGTAGGGGTCGCTTATATAAGGAAACTCAGCTTTAATTTCTAATATTTCATCACCATCATCTGAATAATATTCAGGACTTGCATCATGTAAAACTGTAGCTGTATCTAATTCATATTTTTTATTAGCATTAAAGAATTCAACTATAACTTTATTTGCTTTCTTATCTTTGTTTCCATAATCAACTGATATACCAGCATCAGCAATAATATGATTGTCATTAATGCTAAATGATGAAGTACCTGTATCTTCTATTGATAATTCATACTGACCATTAATATAAAGAAAAATACCTCTCATATTAGAAAGAAGCTCTTTAGCATTTTCCATTACATTTTTATTTGTATCTAAATAACCATTACAGTGAAATCTTTTAACTTTTAATAATGAAGAGCCAGTTTGCGAAGAATAGGTGCTACTAAAAGTATTATTTATAAATACAATGTATTCTTCATTTGAATCAAAGAATTCACTTCTTTGCACATCAATAATTTCATCACCATCTATAACACCATTACCATTAGCATCAAATAAATCTAAAAGCTCACCTATTTTATTTTGCCACCAATCCTCATTGGCATTTGCTCCTGCAACAGTAAAGAAGTTATCACCACTATTTGCACTCCAAGTAAGTGATTGTGCTGAACCATTAAAGTAAGGCTGATCAACCTCTGTATCACAAACATTAGCAGCAGAGCTAAATGTAGTCATATTAATTTGTGATGCTGTTAAACCTTTTCCGTACTCATTGTTAGAAATTAGATCTAGGAAGCATAAAGCTGGATTATCAGAAAATTCATAAGTGGATGGAGTTCCAAATGTTTGACCTGAATCTCTTGGATCAAATACTTTTTTACCTCTTACTTGAACTGTTAGTTGTGGCACTCCTGACCAAATACCTTCTTTATCATAGCCATAATGAGCAGCTATATAACAAATACCATCTAATCTATGTGCAGAAGTCCAATTAGGCATAGATGCAACAAGCATTGGGTCTGCTGTTTGTGATGCAGCTCCATGATGTAGGTTCATAACATATCTATATTTAGATGTAGGACTTGTTCCAAATTGACCAGCACCAGCATCAATACCAGTACCATTTTGTGAAACTGTATTTAATGAACCTGAACCTGAAGATATTTTATCTGAACCTATATAACCACCATCTCTAAATCTTGCTGAATCAGTTAAAGGATTACCATCTAGCTCAATAGTCCTACCTAGTATTTCATCACATTCACCAACTGATAAAGCATAGACAACATATAAATCTCTTGAGTCATTCCCTGATACATCCATATAGATAATCTGAGCACCAACCCTTCTAGTTCCATAGATAACAGGTATCTTTCCACCAGCAGATGTTTTGTTGGCTAATATGTCTTGACCTTTTGCAAGCATTTGTTTTGCTTGCAAAAAACCCTTAACACCTACTACCAAGGTTGCTGCTTGCAATGTAAAACTAACAGGATTATTTATAGCATAACTAACTACAGCTTTACCTACATCTAAAAAAAACTTTCCTACTGCACTCCAAAATGACATTACCTACCCCACCTTACATCTGTTTTAACCTGAGTCGCAAACTCCATACCTTTATCACCTGTACTAAATGATTGTTGAGATTCGTCTGAATAATGCCTGCCTTTAGTTAAATTCCAATTTGCCCAATGAGATGCAACTATCATAGATAAAACAGTTCCATTTATACTTTCATCAATAGATACAGACCTCACAATACCAGTAAAATAATTTATAGCACCGACAATAGTTTCATCTACATTAAAATAAGCTAAATAAATATCTACTTTTTTATCAGTAAAAGAACCATCTTGTACTAAACTTCTTACTTGGTCTGTAATATTTGAAAAACCAATAGTAATTTCATTAACTTCTAATTGCCCTGTTTCGGTTATTGAGTCGACTGTTAAAAAAGAACCACCAGCTTCATAGCTATTAGAATCATAAGTAACATTAGAATACCAATCGGTTAGTCTGATAGTAGATGATAAATTAAGCTCAACTAAAAAAGCTGTTTTAGTTGCTGTTGATGATACTTGAGTTTGTAGATCAGATGATAAACTTCTAGGCATTAGGTTATAACCTCTCTAACATCAAATGAAATACTATAAAAACCACTAGCATCTGTTGAATACATAATCTCATTATTTTCAAGATAAACAGTGAAACTAGGTTTATTTACAGTAACAGCTTCATTATCTGCTAGAGATGCTACTAGGTTAGGTGATATAAGAACAGTTAATGAGCCATCACCTAAAGAATCAATATTTGATTGAACCATATAAACTTTACTATGATTTGCAAACTTAATTAAATCACCAGCTTTTAAAGCACCTGATGTGCTTGCTGCAAAACCATCTAATTGAATAGAAGCATCTCCTGATGAATGTGAGCCATTGACTAATATATCTGTTTCAAATCTGCTTGCACCTACATTATCTAGCGGTGCTTGAATAGTAAAGTCCTCAAAAGAACCTTTTTGTTTTTGTAAAAATGCAAATACTTCTTGAGCCTTTTCTTGTTGTAAAGGTGGCATTGCAACTGTAAAAGAAAAATACTGAGCACCTATTTGTCTGACTTGTTTTTTACCTGATAAAGTCTGATTTAATAGAGTAGGTCTATTATCTTTAAAATTTAAACTTCTAAAATTGGGAGATGTTGGAAATTGTCCTGACATTATACGACTCCCATTTTGCCTTGATTATTCATGGCATTGTTTATGATTGATGTTATCAATCCTTTTCTTGATGCTAGTAACTGGTCAAATCCAGCAGCATCTACTGTTGATATATTGAAGTTGACTGTAGCTCCCATGCCTTGACCTTTGGTGTGATCTATAACAGATTCATTAGGATGCAGTATTGCTGGGAATCCACCCTTGCCATCTACACCACCTGCTCTTGCACCAAATCCTGTAAAACCACCACCATCACCTGAAGGTATTGTTGTAGGTATGCTTAAACCTGATGTGTCTATTTTTGGTTTAAAAAAACTACCAAATGATGCAAACATTTTATCTATAACTAATTTTTGTACTGCAATTCTTATTAATTCTGTAACAATAGAAGTAGCAAAATCTTTGAATGATGCTTTACCTGTTTTTAAGAAATCCATAGTCAACTGAGTAAGACCATCATAAGATTTTTTAAATACACCTTGCATTTCTTCTTGCATGGTTTTGATATTAGTAAAGAAATCCTTATAACCTTTTTCAGCATCCATTAAGAATTGTTCTAATGCTGACAATTCTTTAAATCCAGTCTTACCATCTCCATCACCACCATCAGGATCTCTACCAAGAAGCATGTCCATAAAAGATGGTATATTAATTTTTTTAAATTCTGCTTTTGTTCTTTTTTCTATATTTTTTGTTAATTGTACTATTTCTGCATCAAGCTCTTTATCCTTTTCTTTGAAGCTAATCATTTTTTGCAGCTCTTTAAATTTTATTTTAAATCTATCAATCATATTTGGTAACATTCTTTTAAATACTTCTTGAAAGACTGTTCCTATTTCATTTCTAAAAATATAAGCCGCAGAGAGCACAGCAGCAAAACCGCTTATTAAAGCAATAACTGGATTTGCTCTCATGGTTGCGTTTAATGCAACAAAACCTAATCTTAATTTATTTACAGCCAAAAGAGTTCCTGCAAGAACTGGTATCAATATTACATCTAAATTCTCAGCAAATTTATTTACTACAGCAGCAAAAGTTGAAAAACCATTAGTGGCTTTTTGCACATCACCAACAATAAATTGAAAGTTATTTCTTAAAGCTACGCCAGCCTGTCCTAGTGTCATGGGCATGTCTTTAATTTGGTCATTAGTTTCTTTCATGCCAGCTATTAATATTGGCATTACGACCTCGGCTGTTAATTTACCAGCATGACCAAACTCTCTAAGCTCACCAATAGTTTTACCTAATCCTTCAGCTAACATTTTTGTCAGAATGGTATTGTTTTCCATTACTGATCTAAGCTCATCACCTCTTAAAGCTCCTGAAGCCAAACCCTGTGCTAACTGTCTAGCAGAGTTATTTGCCTCTTGAGCATGAGAACCAGCAATAATAAAGGTATTTGCTACTGTTTGTGTAGCATCAGCAACATCTTTTTGCGTTGCACCCAAATGATCTGTAGCTAGTGCAAGCCTTGTATATAACATGGCAACCGCATCAAAATCTGATCTTGAATCAGAAGCGATTCTTCTCATGTGATTCATGGCTATTGCTGTCTTATCTGCACTACCAGTCAAGGCGTTCATTCTATTTTCAACGCCTATCATCACGTTAGCAGCATTAACTATTTCTCTAACACTAAAAGCAGCAACAATAGTATTTCTCAGACTTGCTAAAGCCTGATTCGTACCATTAATATTTTTTTTAAAACTATTAACCGCTTTAGCAGATTTATCATTTCCAACAAAATTAAAATGAATATCTGATTTAGTTAGAGCTGCCATTCTTTTCTTCCTTTATTTCAAGATAAGCCAACCATCCTTGAAATTCCTCAACTGTCATTTCTTCAATTTCAGTTAAAGTCTTATTAAGTTTTTCAGCTAGTGCATATTTTATGTATAGCTGCTTATCTTGTATTACTTTTTTTTAACTTCTTCCTGCGAAACATTATTCATCATTTCGCTAGAAACTCTAATTAATACATCTCTATCAACCCTCTCCAATAAGGTTTTCTTATCAGCGATAGTAAATAACTTTTCTCCAGCTTCATCTAATGCTTTATAAATTAAAACATAAGCTAAAAGCTGTACGTCATCATCTTGAGCTAGTTTCATAAATTTAGAAGTCTCTGAAAGGGTTATTGGTTTGCAATAAATCTTTAAAGGACTATCTTCATCCTCACCCCATTCAGGGACTTCTATAATTCTAGTTTCTAGGCTATCAAAATGCTTCTTTGCGTTATCTATAACTGACATTTTCTTATACTGTTGTTGATGTTAATGCACCAGTTCCCTGAACTGAAACACTTGCTTCAACTAGACCATCAAATGATCCACTTCTTGTTACTCCAGTAACAATAGCTGAGCCAGTATAATAAGTATCACCTGATGTATCTCCTTCAGGATATACATTAAGAGTTACTTCTGATCCAATGCTTAAAGCACCTTGACCGCTAGTATCAGTCTCATCCCAAAATACATCTATACTTCCTGAGAAAGAAGTCAATGATGATTTATAAGTTCTAGCAGAATCACCCATTGAAGTATCTTCTAAAGTATCAGCAGTTTCCTCAAGTGAGTATGATCTAATTTCAGCTACAGCATTAGAACCGACTTTTACAGTTCCTTCACTTCCTTTATGTGTTGCCATTTTCTACCTC